TCGATTATATCCGCGTCAGTGTTCATGCGCATCACGCCAGCGGCACCCGTTGGCCTGTTCGCAGTAGTCCCAACAGGCAGCCGGATTCCATCGGTAGCCGCGGAGCAATCCAGTGTATAGGCTGGGGTTCCGTTTTTGATTCCAATATTGCCATCATCACGGACCCGGAAAAGTAGCGTTCCGGATGTGTTATAGGCATCGAATGCCGTTGTGCTGCTGGTATTGCCCAGCCCTACGACGTTCAACCTGGCGGGCACTTCCGGGTAAATTGATTCATTTCCGAAAATTGACTTGCTGTTGCCCGTTTCAAGTGCCCAATAATTAGGAGCGCTTGTTAGATTGTTATGGATAAGCAGGCCGTTTACCTTACCATTCGCGCCCCCCGTTTGGTTTACCGTACCATCAATTTCAAGCATCGAATAAACGCCATTCCCTGACGTTGGTGCAAAGCCGGCAGATAGCCGAAAGTTTGATGCGCCCCCGCTGGTAATCGTAGATGTTACAGATGTCGGCTGATAAATTCGAGCGTTTAAATTGAATGTGCCGGTGTATGTCGCACCGACAACAGCGACACCGGTGCCCTGAAAATATCCGTCACTGGTAATACGCGACGTTTCGGATGCCCCGCTGTTGTACCCCTGCAGAATGTATGACGTCGCATCAGATGACGAACCCTGTGCCTGAATCCTGGCGGTTCCGCCGCCTGGCGGCTGGGCAATGCGAAATTCAAGTCCTGATGCATCCCATTCGATATTTGCATCTGACCAGGTTGTCGCCGAACTGGCGTTGGTTATGAGCAACCGGTTAGCGCTGCTGCTCGCCTGCAAAAGCCGGGCCGGGTCGATGGTTGTCACCTGTGCGCCAGCAGTAAAAACGAGCAGCAGCGCTAACGCTGTAAAGAGTTTACGCATCATCATGGCGTTTTAGTCCCTTGTTTTGGTTTAATAGCGACGGCCCGAGCCTTGCCCAGGATGTCCTCAAGGGTACGGTTTTCTTCCCGCACCTGGGCCGCCTGGCGACGGAGCAAAACCAACCGCTCCAGGAGTTGTATTTCGGTTTCAATCACGCCGAGGGTTTCGTGGCCCTTTGCCAGATTGATTACTACCTGCCCGGTGTCGAATTTGGTTTGGTTCTTGCCCTGCTGCATCAGGAACGAATTTTGCGTACTGTCCCAGGTAATGGAATAGTCCGTTTGTGCAGGCAATGCCAGCCCGCCAGCCAGCAACAAAGCAATGATCGAAAAAAGATGTTTGATTTTCATACGTGTGAATGTCGTATTGGTTAAACAAAATGTGGTGATTAACTCGCGGTAATCTTCTTGACGATGATTTTTTGGTTGGCAACCAATGCCGTCAAAAATGTGATTACCGATCCGGACAAAGTGATGTCCTCGCCGGCGCCCCAATCAAGGTGTACCCCATCCACAAAAACCATCGTGTCGGTAGTCAATGGGGTAAAGCCGCTGACGGTGCAAGTTGTTTGCCCGCCTGTGCTTATTTCCTCATATCGCTGTACCGTAATGGTTGGCGCCGATGCTGCTGCCGCGATGGTGATGGTGTTGGATGATCGGGTTAGCGTTATCCCGCTGCCCTGTGCCAGGGTAACGGTACCGCTTCCAGGGCTGCCCAAAATAATCGTTCTGTCGCTGCCCGATCCGTCGCCGGCAGATAGTGCCGGGTGTGTGATGGTTGTATTGGTTACGGTGCCAGCAATGGTCCCGTCATCATTTAACGTAAATACGGGCACTTGCGTTGCCGATCCATACGTTCCGGCTGTCGCTTGGTTTGCCCTGCCCAGGCGTTTAAATGTCAGCGAAGTAGACCCCACGGTAATGGAGCCATCGGTAGTGAGCGCCCAAACGCTTTCCCCCTGGGCAGTACCTTCCTCTACATAAATCACGGCGCCGTTCGGCATTTCGGTAGAACCATCAAAGTCGGTTACCCTCGACCAGGCGCCGGTTGCGGATGCGTATAGGCCGTTCGCGCTGGCTGTGCTTTGCCCGACAACCAATACCCTGTCGTTAGTTGCGGTCGCAACCCCATCAATCGTTTGGTTCCCGGATAGCGTTATGTTTGAAGTGGCGACAACCCTGGCGGACTGTTTATAGGCATACGATCCGGTCGATACTGATAATGTGGTATTCCCGGATACGCCATCAGCGTTGCCCAGCCCCAAGGAAAGCCCTGCATCGCTGGCAGATGTGGCAAAGGATCGTTCCACGAATGTACCCGCGCCGGTCTTTACGACAAAGCCGGTACCGGTAAGGCCAGCCAGGCCACTCAATTCAGCGTCGATGGTAAAGTTTGGATAAGTGCCGGTGATGCCGGTGCCCGTAAAGGCTACCGTTTGGTCGGGGGCGCTGTTGGTGATTTGGTTGCCGGACAAGGAAATGCCGGTGCCAGCCGTTGCGATGGATGCCAGGTTTACCCAATCGACCCCACCGGAGCCATCGGTTACCATCAATTCGGAGTTGGTGCCGCTCGGTTTGAGCAAACGGGTAGCGTCCACTTTCGTGGTTTGTGCCCAGCCAGCAGAAGCCGCCAGGATCAGGAGCATTAAGAAAAGGATGCGTTTCATTTTTGCAAATGTTAATTTTCGATAATAAGTACAAAATCCTCACCGGTTGCTGCCAACACCAAAACGAGGTCTGAACCGCTAACGGTATAATCTTTAAGGTACTGCATCCGAACGCCGGATCGGTACAAATTTATGCGATATTCCCGATTTGACGATGGTATTGCATCTGCCGGGCTTATTGTTGTGCCAGTAACACCGGCAAATTCTTCATAGGTCTTTGATCCCGAGCCGCCAGTTACCGTGTCCGGTGCCCAGGTTGTGCCATTCCATGCCAACACCTGCCCAGGTGTTGCGCCGCCCTGTGCGATCTTAGCGCCTGTCACTGCCCCGTCGTTGATATGTATAGACCGGATCGCCGATGTAAGAACCTGGGCCGAATCAATGCCCTCAATGGACACGAGGCGGCCATTGGCTGCAAATGCCGCAAAAGTTCTTTCAGTTGCCCGTGCAGGCGCAAGAGTTGGCTGATTGTCGAACATTACGCTGTCCGTTGTCGCAAATTCAAACAACCCGCCATTCGCAAACACATCCGCATTCAACGACAGGCCATTTGCGCCGGCGCTGATGCTGATACCGGTTTCGCCATCTATGTACAAGTCGGCGCCGGTGGCCGTAATGTCAAAGCCGGTAGAGTTATGCGAAAAGACCAGGCTGTTGCCCCCACGGATCAGCCGCAGGAAATTGTTCGGGTCGCCGCTGGTAGATTCTTTGGCCAAAATATCAACCCCATAGGCAGGCGCCCCCAGTAGATCAGGGTCGGCCATGTCCAACGTCATGCGTTGGTTTGCCCAGGTAAAATTCGTGTCGCTGGTAATGCCGGCTCCGCTCCCAACAACTATTTGCCCGCTCGGCTGTGAAACGCCGGCGCCGGTTTGATCCACCGGCAGCCACTTTGCCCCATCCCAGCCCAAGACTTGCCCGGATGTCGGTGCAGTAGTGGCCACAGGGCGCCCGCCGACTTTTCTGGCGTATATTTTTGTCGCCAGGGCTGTCGGTAGTACCAAATCGGTCGCACTTGCAAACGTGGTATCAGATGAAAAGGATGTCACTTTAAACGATCCCATCCACAACGACTGCCGCGCTTTTAGGTGGTCGGCGGTCGTTGTGGTGCCGGTTTGCCCCCAGGCAAAAGTCCAGGCCATCACAAAAAGAAGGATCAGTAAAATGTTCGTTTGTTTCATCCCATTAAAAATATCTTGATTTCCACAATGCCGGTGAGCCCAGTAAAAAGCACATCAAGAGGTCCAAACCAGTCGAAAACATCCACGGTGAACAATCTCGGTACACCGGCTTCAATTGGTTCGTTTTCCAAATACGTGGTAGCCCCAGCCGTTACCGTCAAATCAAAATTGGCGGTCGATTTTATGATAAACTTCGCCAATATTTTACCCTGCTGCAAAGGCATGGTTATCGTTTCACTGCTATCCGTGTTCAAATTGGCAACCCCAGCGGCACCCGGCATTTGCTGGGCTGATGCGCGTTTGGTCACGCCATTTTGTACGATGGGGACAATATCGTACACGTTGACACTTTCGGCAGGGGGGAGCGAAAGGATCGGTACAAGTTCCAACGATGTTACCGGTTCTGGCATCAGGTTGTTACGTTTACAGTGTCAACGGTTATTTGTGTCACCAACACCTCGTCAACCGGATCGGGCAACGTAAGGGCCAACGCATCACATTCAAATGTAAACGCATAAACCCAAACCCCTTCCTCAAAGGCAACGTAGGTGAAATTTCTGGCCGAAAGCCGCCCCCAGTCTGATGGCCGGTATCCAAGGAGCCGGGCTTGTACCTTGTCTTTCAAATCGTAGAGGCCACCGGCGCCGCGAAGTACCCTGGCGCGTAAAACAACCTCTACGGTCGCCCGCTCTACCTGCACCACATTGTCGACAGATAATTGCCTGGGCACCCGATCCGTAATGTCAAATTCACTGCCCTTATACGCGACTATGACGCTACCGTTTGCGACGGCAGGTTTTGCATACTCTGCAACCGTTTCCGGCATTCGTTGCACGGTAAACCCATCGCCTACGATTGTGCCCAGGCGATCAGCAACCTCCTGTTCGAGTAGTTCATAGTTCATACCGGTGAAAGGTTTAATTTGACGGTTCTACCATCAAAATGCAAAGTGCTGCTTCTGACGTGGTAGTCGGTGCCGTCGATGGTAATCGTTTCGACGGCACCGGTATCACAGCTCTGGCGGAGGCCTGGGAATGCGGTATCCAAATACTCTACCATCCATTGAGGCTCATCATACCCGGCTGGGCCGGCAAGTTCCTCGCGGTCGGTTGGATAGTTCAGTAAAACTTTGCCTGTAATGGCTGGGCCGCCAGCGAGCGGAGCCCAGGTAGCGTCATATCCATATAAATCACGGACTGCCGTAAATACCTGCTCTTGCAGAATATCAAAGCGGGTGCCAGCCATTACAGTCGCAGTTTATTGATTCAGTTTGACGTGCCCGGTGGTGTCGCCGGACGCAGCAGCAGCGGCGGCATAAGCAGCCACAGCCGTTTCTGTGTCGGCTGTCGTAAACACGCTATTGGTTTCGTCCCAGTAGAGCGCAGCGCCAACGGCCCAGGTTTGGCCGGTTGCTTTGGGCAGGCTGTAAACGCCGCAAACATTGACCTCTACCGGATCGCTTTCGGCTGCATCTGTGACGCACACGCCGATAATCGAACCCAAGAGGATCGCTTGCCCGCTCACCACACCATCTACCGGCGCCGTCGCCGTAAGGGTACCGCCTTTTTGAATGAAGTTTTTCATTGCGGATCAGTTGAATAAGTAGTTATGAAAAAGGGGCAGGCGTTGACGCGGATCGCTGCCCGCCCCCATTGGTGACATTCACAAAAAAACCACGGATTAGTCGGTTACACGCACAAACCCACGGTGGTCGAGGGCTTTGGCGCCGAATACCATCCGGGCTTTGATCTCCAGGCCGTCCACCTCGAAACCGGTGCGCTGTTCGGTGAACAGTTCGCCGTCGCCTTCCAAGAAGGCATACTCGATGGTGTCGATCAGGCCGGGAGCAGCGACCAGATAGTAAAGGGCTCCACCGCTAATACGCGGTTCTACGATTGGCGTCAGGTTCGTGTTGAATGTCGGGTTTTGTGTGCCCGCCGTTTGGGGGGTATAGTTGACGCTCGTGTACTGCCAGGCCAACAGTTCATTCTCGGGACTTACCAAGATAAACTTTGGCTCGATGTTGAGGACTGTTTTGCCGTCCAGGTCTTTTTGCAGGCGCATTTTTGCACGGGCAGCCGCCAGGCCTTCGATGTCGAGGGCGCCATCACCATCGTTGCCGTGTGTGCCACTATCAAACAGGGCATTGCCGTCGCTCATATTGGGGTTCCCGGTAATGATCGCCCAAACGATATCCGACTGCTTTTGCGCAGCCTGCACACCGATGGATTGAGCGATCCGGGCAAAGGCGCCCAAATCATCGTTGACGATCATTTCGAACGTCACCGCGATGATTTTACCGAATTTTTCCACTTTGTAGCGCTCGGCGGCCTCCGTCATGGTGCCGTATTTGTATTCGCCGCCCTCGTTTACTTTGTCGAATCCGGACGTTTGCCCCAGTTGCACACGGGTCAATTCGCGGAAATCGACCGCGGATGTGCGCCGGCAAAATGGGATGAACGTGCGGGGGTAGATTTCATAAGCCGCCCGAAGGGTGCGGTTTACGGTGTTGCCCAGGATCAGGGGAAAGTCCGACGTGCTGTGCATACCGCCTCCACGTACCCCGAGGGCCGTTTCGGCGATCAGGCGCCGGTCCATACCCATCGTACGGACGCCGCGCAATTCCAGGCAATGCCGGGCCAATTCGAGCAGCGAATGCCCGCGATATTGACGGCCTTGTTCGGACAGTTCGTTGGCACCCGGGTCCATGCGATGGAGCAGGCTGTTTTCGATGGCGGCACGTGTACGGTCTTCGGGCGCATCACCCGAGACACGGGCGCCCTGGGCACCGTTGATTGGGGTTTGGCTGCCACGGGATTGCCACTCGGCGATGCACCGTTGCCGGGCCAATTCGGGTGTCATGTTGGGGTCGGCCAATAGCGTTTCTGCAAACGCCAGGTCGAGCCCAGCGGCACGGCAGGCCAAAAGAATTTCGCTGGCAGCGTTGCCACTCGGTTGCGCAGGCGCAGCCGGTGCAGCGGAGCGTTCGCCATCGGCAGCCGGTGCAGCGGGTGCAGCGGGTGCGGCGGGTGCAGCGGGTGGGGACGCCGGTGCAGCGGGGGAGGCCGGTGCAGCCGGTGCAGCGGAGCGGGTCTGGTCTACGGGCGGCTGTTCATTGCCCGGAACCGTTGTGGTTTGCTCTTCCATTGCGGATCGTTGCTGATTGTTAGGTGAAATGATGTATGCGGAGAAGGAACGGGTTTTATCCGATCCATTGTCGCTTCTAACCGCCGCCGACGTATCAGCGGGCACGGGGACAAAGGATAGTTCTTTTGGTTCCCAATCGATTGCTTTGTAAAGGGTGCGCTCTAATTCGACACCGATGTCTTGAATGTACTTGTAAACGGTATATCCCACGGAAACCCAACGGAGTGAACGCTCTTTGACCATCTTCCAGCAGGCTTCCCCTGCTTCCGTAGTCGCAAAACGCACCCGGCATTTCCCTTGCCGGCCGTCAACGCTGGCGCTGCCATCAACGACAGTACCAATAACGTTTTCGCGCACCGATCCCCAACGGGCATGATTGTCCAAAACACTGGCACCCCGATTCATAAAATCGAGACGAACGTGTGTAGGATCAAAGGACAGGGTTTCAAGTGCCCGGTCGCCATTGATCCACATTGGAACGGCTGCCGATCCATTACCAAAAGTTACCTCGACGGAGCGCTCGGCTTCGTTGATGGTGTCCGGCTGGATCGCTGCCCGGATATTCAAATCGCGGTCATAAACGACCGTCACTTGGTTGGATAGACTATTGCTCTGGTTTGGCATGGCGCAAGATTACGACTTTTTTGCTTTAGGTTGTTTTTTTGCGGTACCGCCTGGCGGTTCATCACCATCTGGCGGTTCCTCCTTTTGTTGCTTCCCGTTTGTCGGGTATTGCAAACCGGCAGCCTCGAAACGTGCGATGTCGGATGCGATCATTTCGAATAACTCGTCAGGATCATACCCCATTTCACGGACGCTTTCGGACCACGACGCAAGGTTGCCGCCAACCAAAGCGAGCAGCCCTTTTGCCTCCTTATCCGGGTCCAGCATGACGCGACGGGGTGGTGTCCAGGTAGCAAAGGCATTCAAACCAGGGCGACCAGTTTTTACCCTGGCGGCCTCCAAAAACCACTTCCACACCTCCTGACACAGGAGCGGGATAATCATGTGCCATTGCCAGTCCTCAATTTGCTTTTGAAATTCAATCCATCCCATCCGCCCGCTGCTGAAATTGACCTGGGCATAGTTACCAGTCAAAGCCTCGTATGATATGCCGGCACCGGCTGCGACGCCCTGTAAAATGGAGCGATCATATTCCTCATAATTGTCCGTCGCCGGTGGTGTACCGAACTGCACCTGCTTCCCTGGCGCCAGGTATTCAATGATGCCGGGTTCCACGCGCTCCAATGGGATAGGGCCGTTGGGGTTTGTTTGCCCTGGCGTCGGATCGCTTGGGTCGGTGACAAATGCAGTAAAGCAGGCCGCTATTTTTTGCCGGATCAGTTGCGCATCCACATATTCCTCATGGTCCCGAAGCCGCATCATAACGGCCGTCAAGAATGGTACCCCTCGAATTTGCCCAGGGCGCTCTTCATAATAGATGTGCAGCACTTCCGAAGCCGGGACAAAACTGCTGGTCAACCCGCGCAAAACATTGGTTTCGCCAGGGTGGCTATCCCAAAGCCAATACCCCTCGCGGGCGCCGGTGGTGCCGTTGAATTGTATGCCCTGCAAAATATAGGATTGTCCCTGCACCGCCTTCATACTGTCGCGGGTGGTATCCAGAAAATCAGATTCCAGCACTTGGAGCCTCATTGGCACCCCTGGGGCGCTCTTGTCCCGTATCCGGCGCACCAATACCTCGCCGCTTTCAATCACTGCCCGCATTACCTGGCGCTGGATGGTGTAAAAGGTTTTGCGCCGATCAGCGTCACAGCCGATATCATCAGCCCAGGTTTTCCACAAATCGCGGAGCGCTTTTTGGTGCCCGCCGACGCTGCTGCGAATGCTGGGCATTATACCGGTGCCGATAACGCTGTTTGGAATGACGTGGAATGAACGCCTGGCGTATGCGTTATTTCGCCCCAGGTCACGCGAACGGTTGCGCAGGGTATGCCCAGCCACTTCGATCTCCGTGTTTGCTGACGCTGGCGATGATCGCCAGTTCTTGCCACGGCGGTCAAGGCTGGCGCCGTCGTATTTGCGGGCATGATCTTCCAGAACCTTGATTACGTGCAAGGATCGGGCACGGGCGAGCGCTGTACTTGGTGAGACAGCGGCAATAACTTTTTCTAAGAAGTTCATAGGCCTCTGTGAAAGTCGGCTAAACGGCGCCCCCCAGGCTGCCCCGATCCACCGCCGTCCAGCCCGAGGGCTTTCCGGATAATGTCACGCGCTTTCAGCATTTCGGTGATGGTTTGGTACTTGACTTTTTTATCGCCATAGTACACCTCCAACGTCCCGGAAGCGATAGCCGCTTCCAATGCCGTGAGTTGCTCCTGGGTAAATGTGGTTTCTGCCATAACAGCCCGAAAGGTAAGAGTTTTTTATTACCAAAAATCAGATTTACGTTTTTCCCTGCCCGGTGGTGCGGCGGCCTGTTGCGCTGCCCGCCTCGGCATCTGCTGCAGAAGGGCATCGTAGTCGTTATCCGTCCACCTGTCTATGCCCGCAATGCAGGCGCCCGCCAGGGCATACACCCGGCAGTCCAACGGCTCGTTCCGGTCAAATGTTTTTACCCACTCGAACCGTTTGTATCCGCGGATGATTTTGAATTGCAGTTGTTCAGCCGTAAGCCCTTTAAAGTAAAGTTCCTCATATGCCGGGAACCAACAGTACCCAACCGGGAAAATTCCGTCATCCCCTGGGCCGCTACGGAGCCAGCCGTACAGCTGCGATTTAAGAAACGACACCCCGACACGCCACACCCGGGTCCCGGCATTTATGCCTTTCCCTTTGGTGTCCGTCAGGATGGCCCTGGGGGCACTTATTGCAACCCCCAGGCCGTCGTCGCCTTTGATCGGGTAAACCCGGCTCGCTGAAAATCGGCGGCAAAAGGCGTACACGTGCGACGTATTGTAACCACTATCCACACAAAGTTTGTACAGCGGCAATTCAATCCCATCGGGCCGCACCCAAATCTCGTCAACGATCTTTGCCAGATCATCCCAAACCCCCGGCTGGGAAGTGTCACCATAAAAAATCCGGTAGTCCAAAGACCAGGATCGTTTATTTTTCCCCCAACCAACGATCTCCACCTCTATGCGGTCGGCCTGTACATCGGCGCCGGCAGTAATGAAAAAAACGTCGGCGCCTGGCTTGTTCATTGCATAGTTTTCGCGCCGGCTGTGCAAAACCTTCCATTCTGGTACCTCCCCTTTTTCTACATACGTCTCCCCCAGTACCGTGTTCACAAAGGTTTTCATCGCCGCCCCGTTATCGTTGGCGATTTCCGCCTTGTCATAGTCCTGGGCTGCATCAGCCCAGCCATACCAACCAAAAGGAGCGTACAGGCTGTTTATATGGTACCCGCGCCGGGTTGGTGACACAAACTCGGGTGCAGATGCAACCCATTGCCCAGCGGATAACATCGCCGTTTTGAACCGTTCCTCGATCAGGTGACCACAGGCGACGCATTCGTAACGGGTTGTTTTTTGGTAGCGCAACACATCGTTCACGTTGCCTTTTTCCCATCGCAGTTGATCGAAACGCAAGGGCTGCAAACATCCGCAATCCGGGCAGGGCACGTGATAATATCGCTGGTCGGTTGTCTCAAATTCGGCTTCAATGATACTGGCGCCCTGTACAGTCGGGGTGGACAGGCAGAAAATTTTGCGCCTGGGGAATGTGCGGCTCCGGGCTTTGGCCAAAGCCAGCGGGTTGCCCTCCCCTTCCAAATCAAGCGGATAGGCGTCAACCTCGTCAAGGAATAGGTACCGCGCCGGCATGGATCGCAGCCCCGCCGCGCTGTTTGCGCCAGTAATAGACAGAACCCCACCTGGGAATTCCTTCAT